TGCCTCGTTTGACCTCAGAAAAGAACCACAAACTGTAGCATTTGAAGGCGAATAAAGGAATAAAATGACATATCTAGAACTTGTCAATAGTGTACTAAGGAGACTTCGTGAGAGCGAAGTAGACACAGTACAGGGCGTGGGTAACACAAACTCATATGCTCGGCTTATCGGTGACTTTATTAACGAATCAAAGAGTCAAGTAGAGAGCACATGGGACTGGACGGCCCTTAGGGGTACTTTGACCCTCACAACGACACCTAACGTGTTTAACTATGAACTTAACGGTGCTCAGAACAGTGCCAAGGTGTTAGACGTGTGGAACGATACCAGCAACTTTGAGATGCAATATCAGACTTCTCGTTGGTTTAACGAAACGTTCTTAATGAGTGACCCTCAAGTGGGTGCTCCTACAAACTATAACTTTAACGGTATTAGTACAGACAGAGATCTTCAGGTAGACATTTTTCCTATTCCTGACGCTGTGTATGATCTTCGTTTTAACTTTACATTACGGAACCTGCCTCTCGAAGCAGATGCAGACACTACTGTTCTTCCTACGAGGCCTATCATCCTGTTAGCAACTGCCATGGCTATTGAGGAACGTGGTGAAGATGGTGGTCAGCAGAGTATTAACGCCTATGCAGCTGCTCAGTCGGCCTTGGCAGATGAGATTGCTTTCGATGCTGCTCGTCACCCAGAGGACACTATTTGGTATAGCGTATGAAACAACTACAAACACTATCTGTTGTTTCCCCCGGCTTCTTTGGGCTTAACACCCAAGAGAGTGGCATTACGTTGTCTCCCAACTTTGCCCAACTAACTGACAACGTTATTATTGACAAGTATGGTCGGTTAGGTTCTCGCAAGGGCTGGCAGATGAGAACAACTGATGGAGCTACTACCTTGGCTGGAGAGGCCATTGAGTTTCTTTCGGAGCATGTGAATGCTGACAACAGTGTTGTTACTCTCTCAGGCGGGGACAATACTTTGTTTAAGAATGGTGATGATGCTACTGCTTTGGTTGATATTACACCAGCAGCCTACACCATTACAGGGAATAACTGGAAAGCTGCTAACCTCTACGATCACTCACTGCTTGTTCAAAGTGGTCATGCTCCTTTGGTTTATACAGAGAGTACTACCCCTGCCTGTCAAACACTCACAGGGTACACAGGCGTAGCACAAAGCTTTGGAACTGCTTATCCTAACGATGTAATAGCAGCCTATGGACGCTTCTGGGTACACGATAATGACAACATATACTGGTCAACTGATATAGCTGATACAGCCTTCCCTGCCTTCAATGGAGGCACAAGCGGTACTCTAAATATCTCATCAGTGTTACCTAACAACGTAGATACTGTTATTGGGCTTGCTTCCCATAATGATTTTCTAATTATCTTCTGTGAGCGTAACATTGTTATCTATGGTGGTGCTGCTGATCCTTTGGGTGAGTTCCAACTAGCAGATGTTATTGCTGGTGTGGGCTGTGTGGCCCGTGATTCTATCCAAAGCACTGGTGGGGACTTAATCTTCCTATCTGACACAGGTGTTCGTTCGTTGGGTCGCTTGTTGCAAGAGAAGTCCTTGCCTATGCGTGACCTAACAAAGAATGTACGAGATGACTTAATTAAGGACCTGTTACAGGAACGTCTCAACAACAATGGTTTGGCTAAGGTTAAGAGTGCTTACTCAGAGGTTAACGCCTTCTACTTGCTCTCGTTCCCTTCGACATCGACTGTCTACTGTCTAGACATGCGTCAGCCCTTAGAAGATGGTTCTTCTCGTGTTACTCAATGGTATGAGTATGAGGCTAAAGCCTTTGTTCGCAGACGTGACCGTGAGTTGTTAATCGGAAAGACAAACGGGATTGGTCGTTACTTTGGTTACACAGATAACGGAGAGGCTTATAGTCTTCGTTACTTTTCTCATTACCTCGACCTGCAAAGCCCTACGACACTCAAGATACTAAAGCAGATTAGCGCTACAGTCATTGGAGGTAGTAATCAATCTTTTGTTATCAAGAGTAGTTTTGATTACTCCACTGCTGCTCGGTCTTATCCATTTACTATTGCTGACCGTGGTGTCTCAGAGTATGGGTTAGCTGAGTACGGGGTGTCAGAGTTTTCATTCGGTATTATCCTAGACTCCATTAAGAGTAGTGTGGGTGGTAGTGGTAATACAATTCAGATCGGTTTTGAGGCTAATGTACAGGGCAACGAACTGTCAGTACAGAAGCTGGATATTTTTGTTAAAACAGGAAGGACGAGTTAATGTCTAACTATTCAAAGACAACAGACTTTGCAGCTAAGGATGCTTTGCTGACAGGTGACCCAAACAAGATTGTTAAGGGTACAGAGATTAACGACGAGTTTGACTCTATTCAGACAGCTGTTAACAGTAAGGCTAATAACAACAACACAGCCCTCACAGGCACCCCTACAGCCCCTACAGCGCCTTTTGATACCCAGACCACACAGATAGCTACCACAGCGTTTGTTCAGGCTGCTCTGGCTGCTCTACACCCTGTTGGTTCTGTCTACATCAACGCTAACACAGCGACTAACCCTGCTACCTTGCTAGGCTTTGGTACTTGGTCTGCCTTTGGTGCTGGTAAGGTGATGGTCGGTATTGATGCAGGTGACACTTCCTTTGATACGGCTGGTGAGACTGGTGGTACTAAAGATGCTTCTGTTGTTAGTCATACGCACACAACAACCGTTACTGATCCGGGACATGCCCATACGTTTCCTGTTGGTGGCTCTGATGCTCCTTACAGCGCGGCTGATGCTGCTTCTGCTACAGGGGAGACAGGCACTACAAACTCAAATACAACAGGGATCTCAGTAGCCGTAAACTCTACTGGTTCTTCAGGCACTAACGCTAACTTACAACCATATGTCGTAGTGTACATGTGGAAACGAACAGCATGAATCCCGAGATTGTTCACCACTTTAGTGACGGTTTGTACGCTAAGGAAACATTTATCCCTAAGGATATGATTCTTAAGCAACATAAGCATAACTATTCACACCTTTCAATTTTAGCCAAAGGTTCTGTCGTTGTCAATAAAGAGGATGACCTTACTGTGTACAAAGCACCCTGCTGTATTGATATTGAAAAAGAAATCTCCCATGGTGTCTTAGCCTTAGAAGATTGTGTTTGGTATTGTATCCACGCTACTGATGAAACAGATGCGACTAAAGTGGATCAGGTTTTAATTAAGAAAGAGGTATAACATGTCATGGATGCTTCCAGCAGCGACAATCGCTAGTACATTATTTTCAAGTAACGCAGCTTCTAAGGCAGCTAGTCAAGCCGCAGCAGCCCAACAGGCCGCAGGTGCTCAAGCAGCCGCAGCAGCTGAGTTTAAACCCTATGGGGTTACTACGGGCTTTGGTACTAGCTACTTTAATCCTGAGACCCAACAGGCAGGCTACCAGATAGACCCTGTACTGGAGGCCTTCCGTAACTCCATGTACGCTGGTGCTGGTGAGTTCATGGGACAAGTTCAATCGGATCCTCAGGCAGCTGCTCAGAACTACTATAACCAACAACAAGCTTTGATGGCAGGTGGTCGAAATGCAGAAGATATTGCCTTACGTCAACAACAGCTTCAATCAGGACGTATTGGCCTAGGGTTATCAGGGGAAGCCATGGGTGCTGGAGCAGGTACAGGGTACGTTAACCCACAACAGTACCAACAACAGCTTGCCCGTGCCCAACAGGATCAGCAACTGGCTGCTCAGTCCACACAGCTGGCTCAGTCAGACATTGATCGTGCTATTAGCCGTGCTACAGGTCTATTCCAAGCTGGCGCTGGTGTTGAAGAGATGGGTCTGCGTCCATTGACCATTGGTGCTGACATTGGTTCTAAACAACAGACTTCTGGCAATATGCAGGCTCAAGCGTTGCTTGCTGGAGGCCAAGGGTCTGCTGATGCACGTCTTGCCGGAGGTATTCAACAAGCTAACATGTTTGGGGACCTTGGTTATGGTCTTGCTGGTTTACAGCGAAATAAAATGTTAGGTCAAGGATAAGGAGTAAACATGGCTCAAAATATATCTGGATTGTTTAATTACGATTCCCCAGAGACAATTCAAACGAATTACTTAAACACTCTTGCTTCCCGTCGCCCTCGTGGTGGTGGAGACCTATATAGTCAGCTGGCTAACGCAGGAGGAAACATAGGTGGTCTCTTAGGTTATACCTTAGGTGGCCTAGCGGGTTATAAGCCTGCTGGTATGCAAAAGGCAGAGACCATGGACCAGATCATGGCTGAAGCCTCTAAGGGTGCTAACCCTCTGGCACAGGCTATAAAGGCCTATGAGCTATTCTCAGCCAACGGTATGGGTCGTGAGGCTCAGGTTGCCATGGAGCGTGTGGATGAACTGAAGAAGGCACAGGAGGCTCAGGGCTTTAATCAGATGATGGCTAGTGGGCCAGAGCTTCAGACCCCTGAGGACTACATTAACGCTTCTAAAGCTGCTTTTGCTGCTGGTGACAGGCAAGCTGGCATGGCTATGCGTAACCAAGCCATGGCTATAGTTAAAGAAGAGAAAGCAGAGGAACAGCGACTAAAGGGCATTGAATCCCGCACAGGGGCTGTTCAGCGGTTATCCCCGGGGATAGATCAAGAGCTTGCCGCAGGTATTGCTTCAGACACTACTTTGTTTGGAGAGTTTGCTAAGGAACAGTTTAAGGTAAACGATACAAAGAACAACGTTGCCTTTAAGACAGTAGATGGCAACGTAGAGGCTGTTGTAACTGACACTGCGGGTAATATTGTTAGCCGTAAAGTATTAGGTGCAGCGCCTTCCACAGCTCCTAGGGTATCAGTCAACGTAGACCAAAAAGGCCCAAGTAAGTATGCAGAGGTTGTTGGCGCTGAAGTAGCTAAGAGAGACGTAGGTATTGTTACTGTTGCTGAAACAGCGGCAGAGAGTATGCCTAAGATTCAAGACACTCTGAAGCTGTTGCGTGAGGGCGATGCGGTTACGGGTATTGGTGCTGACATTCGATTGAACATTGAGCGCGTAAAAGCCCAGTTCTTGAAAAACAAAGGTTCTATGTCTGCTGTGAAAGACACCGAACTTTTGGATGCTTTCTTAGGTTCTGAGGTCTTCCCAATGATCTCTGCGTTAGGTATTGGTGCCCGTGGTCTGGATACTCCAGCTGAACGAGAGTTCTTACGGGGTGTCTTTACAGGTACAATAGCCATGAGCAAAGAGACCTTGATTGA